AACAATGAGCGTTGAGTTTAACCGCGAAGCTCTCCTTTCGTTTATGAACGAATGGCCGCAAGATTTGAAAGAGGCTTTCGGAGACATGACTCTACCCTCGGTTCCGCGACTTGAAGGCTATACGCCCGACATTGCGGCACAGCGCAGTATCGTTGCTGTTATCGCGAAATTACTTGGGCTTTACAAATCCCCTGGCCGCAAGTTTAAGACCGGCGCACTTCGCGAGGCCGGCAATGTCAAAAACTTGATTGATGGGTTTTCGACCCGCGCAATGGAGGCACACCGCGAAAAAATTCGTATGCGGACGCGGCAAGGCATCATTGAAAAAGCCGTTGTTTTTAGAGAGGATGTTCCAGCAGAAAACATAGGTGACTATGTAGCCCTCGAAGATGTTTTCAGTAGCATCGTAAAAGCCGTTCAGTCCGCAAGACTGCTGGATGAAAAGGCATACCCAAACCTTTCAAAAGCCCTAAATCCAAAAGACCAAGTTCAACTCATGCGTCTTGTCGGAGATGCCGCGAGATTAAATGGCATTGAGCAAATGGTTCACAAAAATGTTTATCGCGAACTCATGTTGAGCATGGCGCGGGCGCAAACCGAAGGAATGCTTTTACGCGCTTTGAACTTTTTGTTGCGCGGCGCAAAGTTAGGAAAATTAACAGCCGGCTCCGTTGGCATAAACTGGCTAGGAAACCAAATCCTTACGCTTACACAAGCGATGAACAGGATGTTTGCCGGCATGACGCACTTGGCGCTATTAGACTCAAGGGGAGCAAAAGTAAATACCCTGGAGGCTCTTTTCTTATTGAGAGGGCTTATCACAGATCGTGCGCCAAACACGCTAAACCAATCGCGCATTGGCGACTTAATCCCTCGCGAGCTTTTTGATAGCACAACGGCCCTGTCTAGCCTCGATGCAGGCGCAGACTACGGCAACTTGGTTGATGACATTAAACGAAACGGCATTCTCCGGGGGCCAGCACAAGGACTTGTCAACGCATTCAAACAAGGAGGAATCAGCGCAAGTATTCTTTATGGCGTACACTACTCTGGTGGCGACGCCGCCGTAAAACAGCAAAGTGCATACGCGGCATACAGAGCGCGTGCTGAAATTGCGGCCAACGAAGCCAAGATTAAAAGCGGCAGATCCGAATGGATGCGAAATTGGATACAACAGCAAGTTCGCGAAAATACGGAAATTCATCGCGAGGTGATGGATGCGGCCAAGCTCTATTTCATGGATTATGAAAATGTCCCCGCATGGCTCGATCCTTCATCCAGCTTGCCGGAAGAAAAGGCTAGAAAATTCTTAAAAGAACACGGCCTATGGTTCATCAAGTACCCTTACAATTTCATACGGTTTGTAAAACGGCTTGGACTTGATGGTGCTATTGAGTTTGCGTCGCCATCCTCGACAAAACAAGAACGGGCGCGTGGTTTGGCCAATATGCTTACGATTGCGGCGGTTGCTTACGGCGGCTCCGCCTTACTATCCGGCGGTGAAGATGATGATGATATTATTGGCTCGCGCTTTGATGAAGAAGGGAAACTTAAAGACCGCAACCAAGATACTAGTAGCCGCATGAACCTGTCGGCGATTGGAAGGAAAACGCATCTAGGACGAGTTATTGCAAGCGCCCTTCGCATGGCAGGCGTAAGCATTAACGACGATCTAACAAATCATCGAGGCGATGATTATTGGATGTATTACCAAAATATGACTTGGATGAAAGAAAGCCTTTTGATGGGGCGGGCAGTTAATGGAGACTATCAAGGATTTCTGAAGGATTCAGGAGCGTACATATCCGATTTGACGGCGATGGGTATTTTAAGCCGCATGATGGGTCTTGCTAAAGTTGGAAGTATTGATGCCAAAAAAAGCCCTGTAAATTTTGCTACAGAGGCATTCTTTGAGGCATTAAGTTCTCCGGTCAATCCATCAGCGTTGACAAACTATATTGGCAACATGACTGATCCAATTGTTCGCAGAACAACCAGCAGCGCAAGTCTTGGATTTAATATGGGGCCGCTGGAAAGCATTATGGCTGGAATCCCTGGACTTCGAGAAAATCTACCTGCCGCAGGGGAGCCGATTAAGCCCGCCCTTCTAACAACAAATGTAGATCGTGACCGGCGAATGGCTACGCAGGCCGAGAAAATCAGAAAAAACGAAAAGCTCACTCCAGCGCAAAAAGACGCCGCGATAGCTAATCTGCAAGCACAACGAGCAGAGCAAGCATCCAGACCATCACAAGTTGACTTGAATAATCTGTTTTGGGGTATGGGTGTAAACCCTGACAAAATCAAACCAGGAGTAGGAACAACTACCCGTGATATTGTTAGCGACCTTGCTCGACTGCAAGCCATGGGAGCAGGGCCAGAGAGCGTTAATGTTTATGACGAAAAACTTAAAAGTGGAGAAACACGGACTTATATTACATACCCCGATCCTGACACCGTTGCAATACGCGATCCGTTTTTCTCGCTATTCAAAGTTGCAACCGGCGTGAATATCCGACCATTCCCTAATCCGAAAAAAGCAGCAAGCGGCAACCCTAACAATTTCGTATTCGGACAACCGCAGGCCAACTTGACTCTGCCGAAACAATAGACAAAATCACACACGATGATTGCGCTACCCGAACTTTCTGAAAGCCTTGATCCGCCTAGCGCCCCGCTTCGCGGAAGTCTGAAACTTACAGGCGCTCAAGAACGCGAAATCATGCACCTGATTAAGACTCGCATGGGGAGTGCTACGCAAAGTTACAGCAAAAGCGGATGGCTCGAAAAACGCAACCGCGCCATGCAACAGTATATGGGCAACATGGAGTCGCGCCGCGACCCTGGAAGTATATTTGAGTTATCAAACATTACGCTAAACTTACCGAAGAGATTTGTTCGCATTACCGCCGCTCGAATCTACGACACAATGCTGACGAGCAACCCTATTCTTGGGATTACAGTAGAAGGAAAAGGCGATGATTACGAAGTAGCTCGCGTCATTGAGCGATATGCAGGACAACAAATAGAAAAAAGCGGCGTTCGGGCAATTTTGCGGGAGGCGCAGACACTAGCTTGCATACGAGGCGAAACGGTTGTCAAAACCACATGGGAAAAGCGACTTTCCAGAAGCAAAAAACGAGGGATGATTTTAGTGCGAGAAGGTGGGCCTGTTCGGGCGCGTGACGGAAATTTGGTTCGGCAAGATGATATTTGGGCAGAAGACGGCGAAGCAATGGTTCTTTCCAGGGATAAACGAGTTCGGATTGAAAAAGACGAAGCGCCGACTTGGGAGGAAATGGAATATGACTATTACCGCACTACTTTTGAAGGACTAGAATCTAGCTGTATTGACCATATGGACTTTGGTTGTAGCACAACAGAAAAAGATATTCATTCGGCTGACTTTGTAGCCGTCCGCATGGACATGGAATTAGACCGCGTAATAGCCATGTTAATGCCAGTGAAAGACAGCCTGCAAACCAAAGAGGTGATTAAAAAAATGCGCTCAAGCGCATCAAGCGAAGGCGGGCAATACAGCATGAAAGCAGAAATGTTTCGCGGCGAAGAGACTCGAAGCCAAGAAGCGTTGCCTATGTGCGAACTGGCAGAAGTCTATATGCGGGTTGTTTTAACTGACGATGGTATTGCTGATGAAATTGCTTTGCTGGTCGATACCAAAAATGACCAGCTATTAGCGTACGATTATCTCGATAATGTTTCACCTACCGGCCAACGGCCACTGCGAGTGATTCGCATGGAGCCTGTTCCTCATCGCTGGTATGGGACAGGATTTTACGAGCTTTTCGATGATCGCCACAAATTTTGCGACCTGTTCATCAACCGCGTGAATTTGGCGGCGAGCCTTTCTGGCAACATCAAAATCGAAAATCCGATGGCTACCGAAGAAGGCATGGCCGGGGAGCCGATTGAATTTGGCACAAATAAAACATACAGGCTACGCGAGGGGTTTTCTGCAGACGATGTTTTTAAAGTTGTGACGATCCCTAATGATTCAAATGCTTCAGAAAACTTGCTGAATATGTTGATGCAAGTAACTCAACTTGAAGCAGGAATCGTAAGCGCGGGCGATCATGGATTGGCGGGGTTGCCAGCGGCAAGCCTCGCCACCGGCATTCGCTCACTTGATCGTGTAGCTAATGTTCTTCTAAAGAATATGCTCTTTGATGTCGTGGAGGGATTTGAGGCGGTATTGAAAGATTGCGTTGCTCTGACTCTTAAAAATTACAACGCATACGACGCAGAAAGGTTGATGGGTGAAGATGCGGCAACGCTTTTAAGCAAAAACCGAGACTTCTCGCAGTTGCACTACCAAGTTAAAATGCTCCTCTCAAACAGCAAGGACAGCGATGTTGTTGAGGCTCACAAGCAGGCATTTGATATTCTTATTGGCTACGAGCAGTTGCCGCCTGAACCTAAAGTTCGGATTCGCCCGATCATTTACCGCATTCTGCAAACAATGGGAATCGAGGATGTCGATAAGGCACTTGGCGCAGAAGCAATGGCTGCGGAGGCTGCGCTTGCAATCATGCCTCCGCCCGAGGCTATTGCCGCAATGCAAATGCAACAGCAACAAGCCGCCGCCGATCCGAACTCCTTGGAAGTACCGCAAGAAAGCGAAGCGCCAGAAGAAAGTGTGCCGCGTGTTCCGGCGACCTATACTCCGCCGGCCAAAGAAAAAGAGTACGAGCCTATTGAGGACGGCCAAATGATGCCAACGCCAGAAAGGGTTGAATGATATGGAAATTTCAGAACAAATCGCCACGCTTGAGAGCATTAACAGGTTGATTGAAAATGAAGATTTTCAAAAGCAATTAGCTCCATACTTCCAGCAACTTTTTGATAACTCGCACTCGGCCATTATCAATCCTGAAACAACGGGAGCCGGGCTTGAGTTCGCAAGGGCGCGATATGTCGCCGCCAGAGAATTAAAAACATACCTGCACGACAAAAAAACAGCTTTGGAAAGAGCCATAAAAAATAAGCAGGCAATAAATTAAAATCATTTATGCAACAACCAACACTCCGAATCCGGCGAGGCAATGGAACGCCACCGCTATTGAGTGACGGAGAGCTTTTGTATGATAAGCAAAATAAAAATTTCTATCTCGGAGTCGAAAAACAAGGGGTTACAACAAATGTAATTATTGCTGGTGAAGGAACCTTTGCAAAAAAAACATATTACAATTCAACTCCGCCAACATCACCTTTAGAATCAGACAGATGGATAGACACAGACACATTTCGCGCATACGAGTTTTGCGGCGGAGCATGGGTCGAAATCGTCACCTAAACAAACAACAAAAATAAAATATGATAACATTCCCTACAAACCCCACAACTAATGATATTTATCCGCCATTAAACTTGCCTGCAATCAATGGCCGGCGCTGGAAATTTAATGGAACCGCATGGGACGCTGTTCCGATCCCTCCGGCATGGGATGAATTAACTGGCAAACCGACTGAATTTCCGCCAGAAAGCCACAACCACGCGATTAGCGAGATTACCAATCTCACAACCACACTTGCGGGACTACAACCGGCGGGAAGTTATGCTACGCTTGACGGCGGAGGCAAAGTTCCATCTTCACAACTCCCCTCATTTGTTGATGATGTTTTGGAATATGCCAATTTGGCATCTTTCCCAGCTACGGGGGAATCTGCAAAAATCTATGTTGATCTTGCAACTGGAAAAACATATCGTTGGGGTGGATCAGTATATGTGGAAATTTCCGCATCTCCGGGGACAACAGATGATGTTCCAGAAGGAAGCGCAAATCTTTATTATAAAACATCCAGAGCTTCGGCTGATGCGCCAGTTCAATCTGTCGCCGGAAAAGTGGGAGCAGTAACATTATCTCCTACTGATATTGTTGGACTTGATACGGCTCTTGATGGAGCCGGCGCAATGAGCGCGAATTTTACAGTCAAGGCCGTAAGCCAAGGCGCATATAATGATGGAAGCGTTATTCCATCAGGAACGACGCTTGAAGCAGTTATTAAAAATATGCTTCAACTTCGCGTCCCATACACTTATGCACAGCCAACGCTGTCCTTGACTACATCCGCAACAACAAACCCTGAAATTGGCACTAATGTTTCGGCAACGCTTGTTTCCACTTGGAGTAAAGGCGACGCGGGAACCGCGACTGAATTTCGTGTTGAAATGGATGGGACTGTTGTTCAAACAACAAGCGGCAGTTCTCCAGCAAACTATTCTGCCAGCTTCCAACTTCTCACAAACACTTCATTTACAGCAGAGGCAGATTATGGGCAAGGAAACCAAGGCTACGACAACCTCGGCGATGCAAGCGGAACTCCAATATCAGCCGGGACAAAGACAAGCACAACGCTTACTTTCACTCCTCGCCGGGCTTCATTCTATGGAGCAGACACAGGCACAAGCGCGGCAGCAACCTCCGCGAATGTGCGCTCTATTGCAAATTCAGTCCTTGGACACACTAACGGCTCAACATTTACGCTGAATATTCCAGCCGGCTCAACGCGAGTTACGATCGCTTATCCAGCTTCATTGCGAACTTTGAACAGCGTGAAATATGTTGAAGTCGGCAACTCCGAGGTGAAAGACACCTTTTCGGAGACTTCCGTTAGTGTTGAGGGAGCTAATGGCGCGTCCGCTACTAGCTACCGCGTTTACACCTACCGCCCGAGCATTCCGTTCGGCTCCGCAGCTACCTACACTGTCACAATCTAATAACTGAAAATATAAATTATGGCTACACCTATTTCACTTCCAAAAGGCTATCAACGCCTCGGCGA